TCTATCAGTAGTTCTATGTAATGTTTAGCTTTTAACAAGTCTTGAACACCACCCTTCTCTTTAAATCTTAAAATATACTTTATGATATTTCCTTCTACAAATCCAATATTATTTTTGATGATAAATTCTACTGGGGCAATTTTATATTTAAGATAGTGATTTCCACCAACTTGCTTTTTAAATGACTTCATAAACTGTTCTTCCGTTAGCTTTATATGCTCTTAAATACATCTTACGATTATTTTCTTTGTTGTATGAAATATGAACCCACCCTGAATTAATTTTATCTTTTTCCCAGAACTCTAATATGACCTGATCGTATTCTAAATTATTAACTACCCAATCAGCAAGTTCTTTGTTAGCCACTCCTAAGACTTCGCAATCAACTGCCATACCCAAACAATGTTGTGATGTAATAGAACTGCCTATGGCTTTGCAAAGTTCAGGCGATCTATAACCTGAAGTAATTTTTATATCACCAAATTTATTTATGATTGGTTCAATGACTTCGTATATTAATGTTTGAAGATTAAATAATATTTGATCTGTTGGAGTATTATCTATTCCAAGTCTTGTAGCTGTTTCTGAAAACAGTAATTCTTTTAAACTAACTTGCCTATCCATTTGCCTTCTTTGTTAAGTACCATTGGCATTAGTCTTGGAGTAGAATCTACAATCATTCCACAACCCATTATAAATTTTGTTTTAAAGTTTTTAGAATAAGTAAATGCCATATTCGTTTGTTGAATTAAACAACCTACTTGCATAGCAAAAAATAGTGCATCAGGGTTAGCCCAGTATTCTATTTTAAATTTAGAATGGAAGTGTCCCTGAACACAACTCATTCCATTGATTTGAGATACTTTAGTTACATCAGCAGATATTCCATGAGTAAAGAAACATCTTTGTTTATTAGGTAAGGTAAGAGTTAAATTATCTACCCAGTTCCATTTTTTAACATTTAAAAACTCGTTGTATTCTTTTAGATAACCTCTAGGGATTCCTGATTTAATTGCTCTACGATAAACTAAGCTAGAATGATTTGAGTCTAACAAAGTCATTTCAGGAAATATTGATTCTAATTCTTTTATAAAATCTTTTGCTCTTACAAGTTCATGTCCAGCAGAAGCTAGATCAGGGTTATGATCGTGGAATGATAGTGCGTGGCAATCTATTTCATCACCTATGTTTACGATTGTATCTGGCTTGTATTCTTTTTTAATTTCTTTTAGGAACTCAAATGAATCTTCTCTATGATATGGAATGTGTAAATCTGATATGACTAAGATTCTTTTATTCATAACTAACTGTTAGTTGTATTCGGCTTTTTAAGCAATACTTACTTAGCCAAAAATATTGTGATTAGAACTAACGACAAAGAACCAAGCCCACAAAGAATCGCCCAATACAAATTAGTCATTTGTCTTTCCAGCTTTGATACTGAAGAAGATAAAACTTTAACTGAGTTTTTAAGTCCTGTGATATGCCCCTTTAATATTATTAGTTCTTCGTTGGTAGTTCTTGTCATTGTCTTTATCAGTACATTTGCAAGACTTCAAAAGACAACAACTGCCATCAGCTAATCTATAAATGCACATTAAATATTGTGCAGTCCTTTTATCAGACAATTAAGTTTAGATAAAGTCTATTTATTAAAAGTCTTTTGTATGTCCGAATAGAAGTCTTTGTAAAACTTTTGAACATCTTTTAAGTATGCTTCGTAGTTTTGTTTTATTTCTTCGTATGTAGGAAGTTTAAAATTAAACATTTTTTTCTCCGTTAGTTAGATAAGTAATATATATTGCGTTGCAACATATTTCAAGACTACTTGATGTTAAGATGTATTTTAATTGATTCTATGAAGTCGTTAATTGCTAACTCGTATTTCCAACCTAAAAATATTCCTAAGATAGTTCCTAGTATAAATGTAATCATTAAGGTTTGTCAGGGAATACAACAGCTTTTACTTTAGCTTCTGTATTTACACCTTCAGTAATATCTCTTAAATCTTGTCTATATTCTAACCAAGCAGTTTTTAGTTCAGCAGATAATGGACTGTCTGATAATACTGTCCAATCAGAAGAAGCTATTAATGAATTACGTTTAGCTCTAAGTGAAGCTAATGATCTATCAAATGCACCATTGTTCCAAGCAATTTCTTCTGCCTGACGTTGAGCTATTTCTTCAGCACTAAGGGGAATTTGTATTCCATCTACTAATTTATGTTCTGCCATATTATCTCCTATTTATTATTGTTAATTGAATTAGTCAATGTCATTTTAAACAATCCCATATAAAAGAATTGTGCCATCAAAGTTTCCACTAGACATTTGAAATCTTACTGCGTTTATTGCTGATGTAGTATTTCCATAACCTGCTACAAACATATTCATTGTAAAATCAACACTTGCATCAGGGAAATAAAATTGTGAAGTTGAAATAAAATGTTTAACATAAGTAGTAGATGCTGGATTAAATAAACTCATATAACCAACAGCACTTTCACTTGAAGCATTACCAATATTAGTTGTTATTCTTTGATCTGAGGTGCTTTGTGCCAAATCACTAGCAGTTTGATAGTTTAATCCTGAAAAAGTTCCTGATTGGGTAACTTCAGCTAAAAATGCAGTTGTAGTTTTGGTTACGTTATAATTACTTCCTGAATCTGTGCTTAAATTAAATGTAAAATTAACTGCATCTGTTCTTGGGTGAATATCTATAAAATAAAACTGATACTCTTTATAAGTAGAATTAATACCACTAGTAAAAGAAATAGAAGCTGAGTTACTAGCTGTCTGCGAACTTATTAATACCATACCACCAGTAGCAACAGAAGCATTGTAAGAAGTTACATTGGCAATAGAATTGTTAGTCAATGAAGCTGGTAATAAAATACCACTTGTAGTTATGTTGTTTGCGAAACTTCTAGTAATACTCCCCATATTATTTATTCTCCATTATGATTTTTTCACTCCGTATAGTTTAATTATTCCATCTGCAATATTACCACTAGACATATTGAATTGTATTGCATTTACTGCTGATGTTGTATTGCCATAACCTGCTGAAAAAGTATTTATAGAATAATTTGCTTGGTAATATAAATTAACATTACTTATAAAATGCTTAACATAAGTTGTGCTTGAAGGATTAAATAAAGATATACTACCAGCACAAGATTCATCAGCACCATTACCAATATTATCTGTTAAAAATTGAAAAGAAGTAGATTGTGCCAAATCAAATGTAGTTCTATAATCTAATGAAGCATCTGTGCCATCTTCTCCATGCTGTGCTGTAAAAACAGTAGTAGTTTTGGTAACATTATAGTTAGAACCTGCGTCTGTACTCATATTGAATTGAAATTTAACTGAATCAGTAGCTGGTCTAACATTTATAAACTTAAATATATATTCATCATAAGTAGAATCTAATCCTGTTGTAAAAGATATTGTAGCACTATTAGAAGCTGTCTGTGTAGATAATAATGTTAATGTTCCACCACTAGCATTAGCAAAGGAAGTTACAGCACTTACTGAAGAATTTGTAATTCCAGCAGGAAGTATAACTCCTGATGTTGTAATGTTATTGGCAAGTGATCTAGTAATTGAACCCATTATTTTATTCCATATAAGTAAATTGTTCCATCCATATTTCCTGAAGCCATCTTAAATTGTACTGCATTTACAGCACTAGTCGTATTACAATATCCTGCCGTATAATTATTAAAAGTTGTTCCACCAGTTTGATATATTTGACCAACATTAATAAAATGTTTAACGTAAGTTGTAGATGATGGGTTAAATAAAGTTAATGAACCTACTGCACTTTCATCAGCACCAGAACCTATTTCTCTAGTTATATTTTGAAAAGAAGTTGATTGTGCTAAATCGTATGCAGAACCATAACTTAAATCTGTATTAACATCATTTTCATTATGATATGTTGCAAAAAATGTAGTAGTTTTTGTTACATTGTAATTACTTCCAGCATCTGTACTTCCATTAAAAGTAAATAAGACATCATTAGTTCTTGGGTGAATATTACTAAAGACAAATTTATATGCTTTATAAGTTGAATCTAATCCTGAAGTAAAACTAAGTGAAGCTGAGTTAGAAGCTGTTTGAGAAGATATAAATGTAATTCCATCTGCTGGTGCGTTAGCTAATGTAGTAATTCCAGTTACTGAAGCATTTGTAATCGCAGAAGAAGTAAATACACCACTTGTCGTAATATTATTTGCTATGCTTCTAGTTATAGCACCCATGATATTAAATTGGTAAATATCTAACTGTGATCTCAGCTAAATTAACTGGTGCTGTTATAAATGTTAATGTTGTACCAGAAATTGTATAGTCATCTGTTGGAACTAAACAGATACCATTTACAAATACTAATATGTTATCAACTGCTCTACCAGAAGAAATTGTAATTGTTGTTGAAGAACCATTACCAGTAAATGTACCTTTAGAATAACTTAAACTAGGTGCGGGTAAATAATAATCAAAAGATGCTGAGGTAGTGCCAGAAGTTAATATACAAGTTACTGTTGCTGTTAAACCTGCACCTAAAGTTGCAATTAAATTAGCACCAGAGGAATTTATTGTTATAGAACCAGTTGAGTTATTGTGAATTTCAAAAGATTGTCCAAGAGATAATGTACTTGTAACTGGCATAACAACTGTGTGAGTTGTTGAACCAGTAAAGAATTGTTTAAAGCCACTTGTTGTTGTTAATGTTTTTGTTCCAGCAGAAGTAGCAGTTGTTTCGTATGAAGTTGTTGAGTCAAATAAATTAACTGTATTGTTTGTGTGGTCAATTTGTAAAATAGAAATATTATCTGTTCCATCATAGTATTTTAAAATGGGGGCAGTAGCCGAAGTAGTGTCTAGCCAAATTAATCCAGCGACAGCACCACTAGGTAAAGCAGTTCCTGAGTGTGTAGTTCCTACGGCTTGTAAAAAATTGTTTAAGTCTGTTCTAAATGCAGGGAAACCCTGATTTGCTATTACGAAATCGTGTTGTGCCATATTCTATCTAATATCCTTTAGCTAAATAATCAAAAGTTTTAGTAACTCCTGTACTAGCACTATTTTTAAATGCTACATCAAAACCATTAACAGTTTTATTTGAAATTGTAAAGAAATCTCCAGTATTCAATCCTTGTGCTGTTATTCCAACTGCATAAGAATTTGAATAAAAAGGTAAAGTAAATACAACAGTATAAGTTCCAGTTCCTGATACAATATCATTTCCACTAAATATTCTATCTTGCATATCAATACTTACTGATAAAGCACTAATAACTGGAGTAGAACTTAAATCAAATGATACTAATGAAACTCTAAATTTATAATATCTTGCTGTGTAATCTCCGACAACAAAGTTTCTAAATGAAGTATAAGTTATATTGTCATTAGATAAAGCAATCTCAATATGTGCATTACAGTTTGCAGGAGTATCACCATCAAAGCTAGAACTTGCGTCATCAAAATCTCCAGTTCTTGCATCAAACAAATCATCTAAGTTATCTGAAGTTTGTGTAATAGAAGCAGTAACTCTTGAAGTATAAACTGCACCTATATCTATTGGAGAAGCAAATAAATAAGTTCCACTAGCATATAAATCAAAACTTGTAAGACCAGAATCAAAGAATGAAGTACCAGAATCAAAGTTTCCAGTTGCAGAATCAAATAGTTCTGAAGAATCTAATCTTAAAGTTCCATCTGATATAATTGTATTTGTTAATGTTCCTGAGAATGTAGGTGATTCAGTTTGTGTAGCAACAGCATTAAAGTTTCCGATTGTGCTTATGTTGGTAGCAATAATTGTTTCATTAGAAGATAAGTTGCCAGATTTATCAACTGCTTTAATTAAATAAGAACCTACTCTTGCAGGAACTGTAATTGATGTAGCTGGTCTTGCAACTTTTTCAACTAAAGAAACTGAGTTAGACCAAGACGCACCACTTGTTAATGTAGAAAATCTAATTGCGTAGTAAGCCAAATCTAAATCAGGTATTTGTGTCCAAGATAAATGAGCATCACTTCCAATAATATTACAAGAAAAATCTTCAACATCAGCAGGTGAAGCAATACCACCAATAATAGTTCTTGATGCAGAAGTATAAGTAGAACCAACTCCTAAAGTATTAAATGCTTTTACTCTTACATTATAAAGAGAACCATCTATTACGTTTAATATTCTTTGAGTTAATCCTTTTCCTTGTCCATGAATAATGTAATCGGTATCTGTACTTAGTTTATATTCAACTTGGTAGTAGTCCACGAAGTTATCTAATGATGCACCAATAGTTACATCTAAAGCAGTTATAACTACTCCGTCTGAATATTCTATTAATTGATCGTCAAGAGTTACTGAAACTGGTGCAGTAACAGAAAAAACATTTGGTAAAGTTGTGTCAGGAATAATTGGTTGTGAAACTTTACTAGCCCAAGTGTAGAAATCGTCTTGATGTTCTTCTAGTCCTAAATTGACTGTGCTATCTGCATTAATAGATAAAGACATTATACGGAATGGCTTTGCAGTAAAACCTGCTGTGGAATATGTTGCCGTAACTATATCACCAATAGCTAAGTTTAATCCTTCTGAAGTAATTGTAACTTCTGCTTTTAAATTATTTCTTGATCTCTTTAATATGTTCTCGCAAATTTCTTCAGCTTGATAAGGAGATGTAACATGAAGCATATCAAAACTTCTTTCAAGTATTACACTATTATCTGCTGTTAGCATTGTTGCGTATTGGTCAGCTACATCTAAAGCTGAATCATCATAAGGTGGATATGAAACTGTGTCTGGTTGATAATCTTTATCAGGGTTTGTAAATGTTCCAATCACTCTATTGTATTTTTCAGA